GGACTAGAAAAGAATACTCACCCAACAGTTAAACCTATTGAGTTAATGAAATATCTATGTAGATTAGTTACACCAAAAGGTGGTATTGTACTCGACCCATTTATGGGAAGTGGTTCTACTGGCATGGCTGCAAAAGACGAGGGGTTTGATTTTATCGGTATTGAGAAAGAAAAAGAATACTTTGAGATTTGCGAATCACGAATCAATCGATTCGCACCACTCATGGATTTCATGTAAGGGTGATTCGCAACTAATTCATTTTGCAGTAAAAAATACCAAAATCGTGATAGTAACCCATTGATTCTAAAGGGTTTTTTCAACCCCTTGACAATGCTCTTTTTTTATGTTATTCTATATACATAATAGAGAAAGAGGTTTTACATGAAAGATTTATCATTACTTGCAAAGTTACTTGCAGAAGAAGATATCCATGTAGTCCATAGAAAACAACCAACTGCAATGTTTGACGTTTTGAATAGAGAACTATCGCTTCCAATCTGGAAAGATATGTCTAAAGTTGTTCAAGACTTATTTACATTACATGAAGTTGGTCATGCTTTGTGGACTCCATTAGAGATGATGAAAAAAGTTAAAGAAGAAAATATTTCACATTCAGTTGTCAATGTTTTAGAAGATGTTCGTATTGAGAAAGCTGTTCAACTCAAATATAGAGGTGCAGTAAAGATTTTCAATAGTGCATATCAAGAGTTACTTAATGGTAATTTCTTTGAAACTGTCGGTAAAGATATTTCAAACTACAATCTTATTGATAGAATCAATCTTCACTTTAAACATCATACTGATGTTCCATTTTCTACTGAAGAAATGGTCTGGGTAGAAAAATCAAACAAAACAATTACGCCAGATGATGTAATTGAACTTGCAAAAGAACTTGTTGATTTCATTAAAGAAAACCCAGATAGTCAAGGTAAAACACCAGATAGTGAGGGTTCAGAGGTTGCTGAGATGGGTAATGCACCTATGAGTACTGATGACAACCAAGACGAAGATTCTGTTGAAAATCAAGAGTATGAGATGCCTGGTGATTCTGATTCAGAAGAATCAGAGGAAACTTCAGAAGAAGAAAAGTCTGGTGGTTCTAAGGAGTCTGATGAAAAGTCAGAGGAAACTGACGAAAAATCTGATGATGTTGGTTCAGAAGAATCAGAAGAAATTGATGGTGAGAAGTCAGAGTCAAAAGAAAGTACTGTAGATAGAGCCGATGGTGGTTCTGATGGTAATTCTGATATGACTATTACTGCTGCTACTGATACTGCTTCTAGAAAAAATGCAGAGAGTATGTTAGACCATACTGCTCCAAACTATGAGTATGCTTCAATTCCAAAAGTTGATATGAAAAAGGTTATTATTCCAACTACTGAAATTATTGACATTTTTAAAGAACACTATCTTGACCAGAAAAAAAATGATGGTGATACATATTGGAATAAAACTCTTGAAGAATTAAACAAGACAAAATCAGATAGTAAGAAAGCTGTGTCTTATATGGTCAAAGAATTTGAGATGAAGAAATCTGCTGATGCATATGCAAGGTCATCTACTGCAAAAACTGGAACTCTTGATATGGGTAAGTTACACACTTACAAATATAATGATGATCTATTTGCAAAAGTTACTACGTTGCCTGGTGCAAAAAATCATGGATTGGTATTGTTTTTAGATTGGTCTGGTTCAATGTCTACTAACTTAGTTGGTACTATGAATCAGTTATTTAACATTGTTTGGTTTTGTAACAGAACTCAAATTCCTTTTGAGGTTTATGGTTTTACAAATATCTTTAAAAAAGATGGTACATATGGTAGAAATACTGATGGACTTGTTCAAAACTTTAAGTCTGGTGATTTAGTATTAGATGTCAATTTGTTAAACTTCTTTTCAAGTAAAATGAAAACTCAACAACAAAACGATATGATGCATTATCTTTATATGCTTGCGAATAGATGGAATCGTAGAGATTGGAGAACTGATGGTTATCCTTATCAAGAGCCTAAATGTTTGTCACTTGGTTCGACTCCATTAAATGATGCAATTATTTGTGCAATGGATTTACTTCCTGCTTTCAAGAAATCAAATGGTGTTCAGAAAATGCATACTGTATTTCTTACTGATGGTGCAAGTAATCCTATTAGAAATAGATATGTTGTTTATTCAAAAGATGGTCATGTATCTAATGATAAACAGTCTATTGGATATGGAAAAGAAATCTTTACTGATCCAACTACTGGAAATAAAGTAAATAGAATTGACTTTGGTAATGGTCGTGAGTATCAAACTAAAATGTTACTTTCACTTTTAAAGAAAAAAATGCCTGATATGAATATCGTAAACTTCTTTGTCGCTGGTAGTGGTCGAAGTGGTAAAATCAGTTATGATGATCTTAGAAGTGTAATTGATTGGGATATGTGTCAGTCGCATCATGAAATGCAAAACATGGTTAAAAAGTGTAATACAGATAATGTTTTGATTGTTCCTAAAGGACAAGGTTTTGATGTTACTTATATCTTGCCTGGACTTTCTAAATTGGATATGAGTACTGAACTTGATTTAGAAGATGGAGTTACCTATAATAAAGGTCAGTTAAAAAGAGCCTTTGGTAAAATGTCAAATGGTAAAACTGCAAATAGACCATTACTTAATAACTTTATTAAGATGGTTGCTTAAATGAAGGGTGATTCGCAACAGTTCAGAATCACCAAAAACCCCTACTATAAAATATCAAGTAAAAACAAGGACTTAGATGTCCAAGTTGACAAACACAAAAAATCGTGTTACTATAAGCTATAAAATGATGATGAAAACTTTGAGAGGAAAAATACAATGATGACATTTTCGCCACAAAAACAGAAGTTCGTAGATTCTGCAACTGATTTATTCGGTGCTGGGTCTGTTCTTAATAACAAACAAGTAGAGGATGCTTCATATTCTGCTGGTATTCCAAAAGCTGGTTGGTTCAAAAAACAGTTTAAGATTGGTTACAATCAGTTCAAACTTCCTAATGGGGAGTCTGTTCCGTCAACAATCATAAATACTACAGAAGATACTGCGAGTAATACTGTGAGTTTGATTGCGACTAATATGGAAAAACAAAACCTAGTGCCTGCGCCCTTTGAGGGATTTGTGCCTTGGGGTCACTTCAAGGACATTAAACAAGTTGTAAAGTCTGGTATGTTCTATCCAGTTTTTGTGACTGGATTGTCTGGTAATGGTAAAACATTAATGATCGAACAGATTCATGCTGACATGAATAAAGAGTTGATTAGGGTTAATATCACAATCGAAACTGATGAAGATGATTTACTTGGTGGTTTCAGATTGGTTAATGGAGAAACTAAGTTTGTTCCTGGGCCAGTCATTGAGGCAATGGAAAGAGGTTGTACTCTTTTACTTGACGAGTGTGATTTAGGTTCAAACAAGTTAATGTGTTTGCAGCCTGTTCTTGAGGGTAAAGGTGTTTACTTGAAAAAAGTAAACAAGTGGATTACTCCTAAAGATGGTTTTAATGTGATGGCGACTGCCAACACTAAAGGTAAAGGTTCTGAAGATGGTAGATTCATTGGAACTAATATTTTGAATGAAGCATTTCTTGAGAGATTTGCAATCACTATTGAACAACCATATGCTGCCGCTGCAGTAGAAAAAAAGATTGTTTTAGGTTCTATGAAAAAGTATGGAACTGTAGATGAGGACTTTGCAACTAACTTAGTTACTTGGTCTGAAGTTATCAGAAAGACTTTCTATGATGGTGGTGTAGATGAATTGATCTCTACTAGAAGACTTGACCATATTGTAAAAGCCTTTGCAATCTTTGGTGATAAGATGAAGTCTATTCAGATGTGTGTTGCAAGATTTGATGATGACACTAAAGAGTCTTTCATGGACTTATACACCAAGATTGATGCTGGTGTAAATCCATTAGAAGAAGTTACAGATATTCCAACTGTAAAACAAAATCCATTAGAAGAACCTAATTTCTAGGTTCTTTAAAAAAAATTATGTAAAGGGGTTGTAATCTATGGTTACAATCCTTATATATAATAGAGACAATGCCATTAAGGGTTGTCTATGACCATTTCAGAAACTAAAATCTCATAAAGTTTATGGGGGCTCTGGTGGTCAACTAAAATATATCTTGCTTTTAAAGGAGAAACAAAATGGTAAGAACTAAACTAAGTCTATTCGACAACTTTAATCAACTAACACCATATGCCGTAGGGTTTGACAGACAGTTTAATCGTCTAAACGATTACATAACTCATCAACAAACCTCTACCAATTTCCCACCATACAATATTCAAAAGGTAAAAGACTTTACCTATGAGATTGAAATGGCTCTTGCTGGATTCAGTAAAGAGGATATTGAAATTGAAGTTGCACAAGGTGTACTTGCAATTCGTTCAGTAAAAGAAACTGACTCGGAGACAAATGATGAATGGACTATACATAGAGGAATTTCTTATAGGAAGTTTAATCGAAAGTTTACACTTGCAGATGACATTGTTGTCAATGATGCAAAGCTTGAGAATGGACTTTTGACTATTACTTTGGAACAAATAGTTCCAGAGGAAAAGAAACCAAAACTCATCACAATAAAATAAAATAAAAGTGAAAGTAGGGTTGACAAAGTCCTACTTTCATGTCATAATGTATATATTGAATTAGGAGATTATTATGGGATTAAAAGTATACGACCTACCATCTGGTGGATTAAAAGATGGTGCAATTGCAACACCATCAAATGATATAACTTTCACTTGGGAATATGACCAAGAAGAACTTGCAAAAACTAAACCAACCGAAAAAGATATCAAAAATGTTAAAGCAGTAAATTCAGAACTTTCTGAAGAAGAAGTTTTAATTGAGGCAAAACAAAAAAGATATAGAAAAAATAAAACTGTAAAATTTAGAAAAGAATACGAAGAATTTGAAAAAAATGGTAAGTTAGACGAACTACCTTTAACCAATATTTTCAATCCAAAATTTCAACAAGGATCACAAACAGCAACTGTAGATTCTGAAACAGGCAAAATGATCGTAAGTATGCGACCACAGGCTGCAGTTCATATGATGAAAGTTGAAATTCCAATTAATATTGTAGACGAAATTAATGTACACATTGATGAAAATCTACTCCCAGATAAAGTAGATTTTTCTGGAAATCTAGTAGGTCAAATTAGGCGTGATGCAAAATCTGCACAAGTTCATTTTCCTACAGATGATGATGCTGGAAAAGCAGTTTCTAGTATTCTAGAAATGCTTGCAAAAACTTATATGAAAAATGTTACAACAGAAGAATATAATGCAGAGATGGGTTATGCCTGGTCAGTTCATAGTTACGAGGGTGATTACAATCCTCTACACGATCATGGTAGTAAAACTCCTATAGGTTTATCATGTATTCTATATTTAAAAGTACCAGACCAGATTGCAGCTCTTCCAAATCCATCTGAAGAATTTGGGGGAATGAATTTTGCAAATGGTGCTATAGATGGATTTACATATTTCAGTTGGGGTAATCATGGTATGCGAGATACAAATATGCTAAGACCATCTACAGAAGAATATGTTAAACCAGAAGTAGGAACTTTGATTATGTTTCCATCATGGTTAAGACACTCTGTGAATCCATTTTTTGGAGAGGGTGAAAGAAGAACTTTCTCTGCTAATATTAATATCACTAAACCTAATGATGGAGTAAGTGATAAAGAGAAAATTGCAAACCAACTTAAAGAAAGAGGATATAATGTCGAAGTACAAATATGATGAAGATAAGGTTTTGATAGAGTTAAAGACTTATATTGATAGCACCTATGGTGAACACTACAGTAAGAATAAGTTTCAGGCAACTGAATTTATCATTGATGGTGGTCATGGTGAAGGGTTTTGTATCGGTAACATACTAAAGTATGCACAACGATATGGAAAAAAGAACGGCAAGGACAGAAAAGACTTGCTAAAAGTGATACATTATGGTATAATAGCATTATACACAAACAAATTGGAGAAATTAAATAATGAAACTAAGTAATAACACAACTTCTGTATTGAAGAACTTTGCAACAATTAATCAAAATCTTGTGATTAAAGAAGGCAATACAATCAAAACTATGTCTGCAATGAAGAATATCATTGCAAAGGCTGAGGTAGAAGAAACCTTTCCACAAGAAATGGCAATCTATGACTTGAATGAATTTCTAGGTGCATTGTCTTTATTCAGTAATCCTATTCTTGATTTCAATGACAGTTATGTTATGATTAGTGAAGAAACTAAACCTACAACTAAGATGAAGTATTTCTATTCAGACCCTTCTGTTCCC